TTATAAAATTTTAATTTACTTAAATAAAATAAAAACTATATTTTCAAAAATTATTATCAAAAAATAATATCATTTGATGTTTTCCACATTTTGTTAATAAAATGTGAAAAACAATAGAGAATTTTATTGCATAGTTTAAATTATGCAATTTAAATAATATGTGCAATTCATTTAAAAGGCGCACCATGGATTACCAAAAGCGTCTGTTGAACATTTTCCACCCCCCATCATCATTCTTCTGCTCATACGGCGTCTACCACCAAAAATACCCCAACTATTGGGGTTACCCGGAATTGTTGTTCCGGGTATACCACCTCCCATCATCATTCTACGGCTCATACGGCGTCTACCGCCCATTCTACGGCTCATTCTTCGGCTCATTCTTCTGCTCATTATAATATATATAAAGAAAAAAAATTTTATTACAATTTTTTTTCTATTTTATACAATTTTAATTTACCTAAATAAAATAAAAACTATATTTTCAAACATTATTTTCAAACATTATTATAAAAGAATAATATCATTTTTTTGTTTACATTTCCACAATATCCATGCATTTAAAAATTGATTTATTGGACAAGCTTAAATAATCTTTTGATTTGCTTAATGATAATGATTCAATAACTTTCAGAAACGATAAGTCATTTATTCTTAAATATGTTGATTCTATCCATTTTTTATTATACAAAATTGAAATATTCTCAATAATTTCATCTACCTCACTTTTTTTATTTTCTTCTTTTATCAACACTAAAACTTTATTCAATAAATCAAAGCTAATTTCAATTATTTGCTCTTTTTTAATTATACCATTATGAGTTAAATTAACAAAGAATAAACTTAATGATTTGCGCCGTTCATTGTTTTTATTTACCTTGCAAAATTTTTCATAATCTTCTTCAGAATTTGCACTTTCTATATTTTTAAAAATATCCATGAATTCGCTAAAGTTTTTCTCAAAGACTGAAGACATGATTTGTAAATTTTTTACTAGTAATGTGTATAAATCAGCATATAATTTTGAAAAGAACCTATTGTTTGATGCAATTTCAAATATTGCATTTCCTACGCTCATCATTTTATCTTCACTAGTTCCTTCAAGCATTAAATTATTTAATATTTCTAATATTTTATTTGAATTTTCTTTACAATTTGCTTCTGTCATTTTATTCAAAGAAGCTCGTATTAAATCTATTTGAGCATCAATACCTACTTTTTGTTCAATTACTGTTGCTTGAAAAGTTCGAATGCTTTCCCAATCATCATCATTTAAAATTTCTACTGCACGGTTATCTTTTCTTTTCTTTTTATTTTCAATGTTACTTGCACCATACCCTAAATTTGAAGATTTTAAATTATTTTCTTTCTTTTCAAAAGTTGGGGTTCTAATGTATGTAGGCGAACCAACTTGCAATGCCAACTCAGTTATTCTATTTATAGTTTCCTCAGGTAAAGTAATTTCAAACCCATTAAATGTAATATTGGTAAAATCTTTTAAATTATATATCATTGTTTGCATTGACTTATATTTAATTATATAAGTTTCATTTATATCAATTTTTTTTTATATTATTATTGTAAACCCATTTAAAAATAAAGTAGATATATAGTATATCATGTCATTTACTAATGAAAACGAAAACGATGAATTAATGGAAGAGGGTAATACATATGACTCTTCGTATGAAATAAATTCTTGGGATGAATTAGATATTCCTACAGATTTATTAAGAGGTATTTATGGACATGGTTTTGAGAAACCAAGTCCTATTCAAAAAAAAGCAATAAAACCTATAATAATGAAAAAGGATATCATTGCCCAAGCTCAATCAGGAACAGGAAAAACGGCTACTTTTACTATTGGTGCATTAGCAAATATAAATGTTAAAGATGAAAATGTGCAAGTTATTGTTATGTCCCCTACAAGGGAACTGACTATTCAAACTGCTAAGGTTTTTAGTAGTATTGGAAATCTGATGGAAGGTTTAAATATTCAAATATTAATTGGTGGTAATTCAATAGATGAGGATATTAAAAATTTAAAAAAAAACAGACCACATGTTATCGCAGGTTGTCCTGGTAGAATATATGATATGATTCGAAGAAATGCTTTATCTGCAAAAAAAGTAAATTTAGTAATATTGGATGAAGCGGATGAGTTATTTTCAAAGGGGTTCAAAGAGCAGGTATATAATATTTTTCAACATTTTAATAAAGATATACAAGTTGCGCTTTTTAGTGCGACATTACCATCATACATTTTTGCAATTATTAATAAATTAATGCGAGACCCTGTTCGCATCTCTGTTAAAGCTGAACAATTAACTTTAGAAGGTATTTCGCAATATTATGTAGCAGTAGAAGATGATAAGCAAAAATATTTAACATTAAAGGATTTATATTCTGTAATATCATTATCACAATGTATTATTTATTGTAATAGTGTTAGACGAGTATCGGACCTTTATGATGCAATGCTTGAAGACGGGTTTCCTGTTTGTAGAATCCATAGTGGTATGGAAAAAGCGGAGCGAGACAGTGCGTTTGCTGATTTTAAAATAGGTAAATATCGTGTTTTGATATCATCTAATGTAACATCAAGGGGTATTGATATTCAACAAGTTAGTGTTGTTATTAATTTTGATATTCCAAAATGTGTGCATAATTATTTGCATAGAATTGGTCGTTCAGGAAGATGGGGAAGAAAGGGTGTAGGCATTAATATGATTACTAGACGAGATATTGCAAAAATGAAGGAAATTGAGGGACATTATTCTTGCGAGATTAAAGAAATGCCTGCTGCGCTAGACAACTTAGAAAAATAAATTAATTGTTATTAATTGTTATTAATTCTTATTAATTGTTATCAAATATATAAAAAATGTAATTGCAGTCGAATTCGCGTAAAATAAAATAATAATTATTCTATTTTTTTTATAAATGTTATCAAATATAGAAAAAATAAATGCTCAATTCAAAATTCCAATAATTTATAATAATGAAAAAATAGAATTAAATTCAAATATAATAACTGATTTAGAATTAATAAAAACAATAGACCCTTCGTGTAATTCAATGTATGAATTTACTTTTCAACCCAAAACAGTGTTCGGTAAAAAAATATTAGAGCAATATCCGTCATATTATACGACGGATATATCATTTTTAAAAGATAATCAATCCTTATTAAAAAATTATAAATCCACACCCGATGAAATATTTAAACCAGATTATGAAAATATTATTGAATTATGGGATAATATTAAAAACGAAACAGGATTTAAAGAAAAGTATCAATACATTGATTGGCCATTTTGGGAAAAATATAACAAAAATGATTTATTTCTTCAAATACTTAGTATCTATAATCTTTCATCTCCGGTTCTTTCCTTATTGTTTCCTTTAATAATACTTGTTATTCCTTTTTTTGTTATTCAAGCAAAAGGAATTAGTTTAACTTTTACAGAATATGTTAATATACTTAAAATAATTGCTTCCAATCATGCAATTGGAAGACTTTTTACAAAATTCAATTCTGTTAAAATAGATGAAAAAATGTATATGCTCGTAAGTGCTTTTTTTTATATTTTTTCGATTTATCAAAATATTCTTACTTGCATTCGTTTCAATAGTAATATGAAAAAAATACACATTTACTTAAATGATGTAAAAACATATATTCAGCATACAGAAAATAACACCCAAAATTTTTTATCTTATTCTTCTGATTTACCAACATTTTCAACTTTTAACCAAAAATTAAAAGAAAATATGAATATTTTGAAAGAATTTAAAGAAAAAATAGAAAAAATAAGCCCATACAAATTCACAATAAATAAAATATTTCAATTTGGATACATTTTAAAGTGTTTTTACGAATTATATGATGACAAAATTTATAATGATGCATTTTTATATTCATTTGGGTTTAATGGATATATTGATACATTAGAAGGTTTTATTAATAATATTAAAAATAAAAAATTAAATTTTGCAAAATTCAAAAAATTTAAAAAAAATAAAAAAAATAGTGCAAAATTTGTAGATTTTTACTATCCAGCTTTAATAAATAAAAAACCAATTCATAATTCTATTAATATTGATAAAAATTTAATTATTACTGGACCAAATGCATCTGGAAAAACTACTATTTTAAAGTCTTCTCTCATTAATATTATTTTAACACAACAAATGGGATGTGGATTTTATTCTTCAGGAACATTAACACCCTACAAACATATTCATTGTTATTTAAATATTCCAGATACTTCAGGAAGAGATAGTTTATTTCAAGCCGAAGCGAGAAGGTGCAAAGAAATAATAGATGCAATTCATTCAAATCCAGGTGAAAACCATTTTTGCGTTTTTGATGAATTATATTCAGGAACAAATCCGGATGAAGCGGTTTCCAGTGCTAAAGCATTTATGAAATATTTAGCAAAATATAAAAATGTAAATTGCTTACTTACAACTCATTTTTTAAAACTTTGCACACATTTAGAAAATAATAAAAATTTTAAAAATTTTCATATGGAAACTATGAATAATGGAGAGAAATATCAAGATTTTGATTATACATATTTATTAAAAAAAGGGATATCGAATGTTCGCGGTGGAATAAAAGTATTAGAAGATATGAATTATCCAAAAGAAATAATTGATGATTCTTTTTTATAATTTTATAATTTATAAATTATTCGTTTTATTATAAAGAAAAATATATATTACAACTCTAATAATGAATTTAACTAATATTTTTTCCTTATCTACTATAATTTGTTTAGGAATTTCATTTTTACTTATTGGTATTGTTGGTATATTTTTCACACAAAGATTAAATGAACAGAATCATAAAATTGCATCCATGCTAAGTTTAGTATCCACAATGGCTGTTGAACTTGATAATGTAAAATCACATGTTCAATCTTTATCTTCAATATCAAATGTGTTTCAAAATGGAGGATTTGGAAATGGTTCATTTGTTGAAAAAAAAACTGACCCATTAATTAATGTTTCTGATGATGAAGATGATAGTAAAAATTCTGAAAATATAGATGATGAAAGTGACTCTGATGAAAATGACTCTGATGAAAGTGACTCTGATGAAAGTGAAGGTGATGAAGACGACGCTGATAATAATAAAAAAATATCTGAGCAAAATATTCGAACAATAAATATGAGCGAAACATTAGATATAAATCTTTACAGTGAAGCTGTAATTGAAAATGAAAATGAAAATGAAGCTTCAGAACTGGAAGAAAATTCTGAACTGGAAGAAAATTTAGATTCAGAAGATGAAATTAATAGTTTAAGTGACGAAATTGAAAATTTAGAAAACAATGACACAAATGAAAATTTATCTAATAATATATTAAATTTAACAAATAACAATTTTATTAAATCTATAGACATCTCTTCTTTAGATGATAATCTTAATATTTCCGAATTAGTAGATTATAAAAAAATGTCCCTTAACAAATTGAGAGATATTGTAAACAAAAAAGGAATTGTTGTAGATTCTTCAAAACTTAAAAAAAATGAACTGTTGAAATTGCTCGGTTATGAATAATTTTATGATTTTTAATAAAAATATTAAATGTTTATTTATTTAATATTTTTATAATAATAATGTATATTAAATGTCTTGGGCAACATGTTACAGTGGTTCAAATAATATTCATTTTAATTATCCGCCTATTATGGCAGATGGAAGAAATTTTGCATCTTGGCAACCCGAAGCTGTTGTAAATAAGAAAATTCAGCAACAAGAAAATATAACTTCCAATTGGGCTTATAGGCAATTTTTAACAAATAATGCAATGCAAATCATGAAATATAATAATCAAGAAGCGTGCATTGATTTAGGATTAAATACGCATATTCATACTGAGAATACACCTTCTTCTAATGTCCCTTATAAATTTTCATCCGTTATGGACACAAGCCCTCCTGGTTTTGGATATCCTACAAGTGATTTAAAAAATCCGTATTTATCAAGACAGCAATTACAAGCAAGAATGATATCACCATCAATTTATTTACCGGTTAATCAAAACAATATGTAATAATTGTTTAAATTATAAACTGCCATTTTATAAAATTTAGGGATATTTTATTTGTATAGTATATAATGGCTTTTTCAGTTAAAAACTTGTGCACTCCAGCAAGCATTTATTTTTGGCTATATTTGATTGGAATTTTATTTATGTTAGTTACAAAATTTAACATTGTGACTGCGATAGTTAATTTGCTTTTTGTTTTGTTATGGACCATGTTTTTGAATTTCTTATGCAGTAAAGGATATTCAAACATTTCATGGTTTTTACTCTTTTTACCTCTACTATTATTTTTATTTTTTTAATTTAAAATAGGTTTGTTTGAAATTAATTCTTGAGCTATCATTCCCAACGAACCAATCATAGCAAGTCTACCATTATTAATTTCAGCATTCAACATAAATGTTTCATTATTTTTCAAAAATGATTGTTTAGAATTAAACCCTAAGTTTCCTGGCTGATAATCACTTTTCATTAAAAAATAATTGGATGAATTTACAAATGGATTTTCCCAACCTAATAACATAGATTGTAATTCTGAAGCTCCAACTATAAGTGTAAATAATGTTAAAGTAATTATATTTGCGTCATCTAAAACATGAATAGCCTCTTTATGAGTAACCAGTTCAGTTACAGGAATTGCAACACTAGATATCATTCCCCATCTTCCATGCTTTAGTTCAGCTTCACGAAGTTTAACTAACTCGTATTGCTTTTTGTTGTGTGTAAATCCAAGAGGGTCAAAAAATCCAAGAGGTTTAGTAGAACCGTAAAAATTAAAGCTACTAACGCTGTAGCACATTAAAAGAAATAATCCAAAACAATTGTACATTATGATAATAATTAATAACATTTATTAAGTATTTTTTACTAATTATTTAAAATTTTTAATAAATATTATTGCATATATAAATGTTATAAAATATATATATATTATGAAACTAGAATTATTATTTATAGGAGTAACAGCATTTTTAATATATAACGCATATCATGATGGAAAATATACTAAAATTGTTTTTTCATATAAAAAATATTTTCAAATGGGTTTTTTAGCATTTCTCGGTATTTCTTTATATTTACTTATTAAAAGAGACCCTAAACAATGCAAAAAACTATTGTTGCATGCAAATAATGTAGTAAAATATATGCCGATTGATAAAAATTCAATGGATATGTTTTCTCCAATCATTGATTTTACTAACGGTGCTGGCGCTGCAGGATTTATGAGTGAACTAAATGAATACACATCTTTCAACCCACTACAACAAAATCAACAAAATAATTTTGAAAACAAAATGATGCAACGCGGTGGTGGTGGCAAAGGAACCAAAAGGTCTGTTAGTGAAACAAAAAAAAAATTTGTGGCTTCTTGTCAAAATTGGAAATGTGGAAAATGCAGCAATCAATTAAATCATACTTTTGAAATAGACCACAAAATTCGACTTGAATATGGGGGAACAAATGAAGTAGATAATTTAATTGCATTATGTAGAAATTGTCATGGAGAGAAAACCGCAATGGAAAATATGTAGACAAATAAACAGTATATTTTTATAATTATATAATATATATTTAATTATGACTAGTATAAAAAATTATTTAACTCCAAGCAAATATTCTAGTTTAAATCTGTTTGCAAATTTGAGCGCGCAATCCATAAATGAAAATAAAGACACTATACTAGGCAGACTATATTTAAACAAAAGTTCAATCTTTTATTTATGTTTGCTAATTAGTTATGTAATAATAATTTGTCATTACCTTTTAAATAAAACAGAATTTATTAATAATTACCCTTCACTTTTTACAATAATGATAATGTTAAGCAGTGCATTTATATTTTATATAAATATAAACACCTTAAATAAATATTTTATTGATTTTACATTTGAAAAAATAAAAAATTTTATAGTATTATTCTTTTTCATTGTTTTATCATTATGTTTTTATTATAACAATCCTAAAAGCGATTTTATGAATTATTTTGGAATAATTGTTTATATTTTAATCTTTACAACTGGTTTATATTTAATGTTTTTATTATTGTTTTATTTTAATTCTTTCACAGATTCAATAATTGATAATAGTAATAGTAATAGTAAATTGCAAAATTTTATTACTAACTTGAGTAGAGTTTCAAATTTAATGAGATTATTTTTTATTTTAACAATGTTTATTTGCTTATTTACTATAATTACATTATTCGGGAGTAATATTACTTCTAGTTTTTCATCATCCGATTCAACAAAATTATTTATAAATATTATTACTATTATTATTATTGCTGCTTTTGTATTTAAATTTATATCTTATTCTAATATTTATCAAGATAGTCCACTTTTACAATTAATAATAAACATTATTTTTTATATACCTTGTATTTTAGTTTCATTTGTTGATAATTTTGTTAAAATTACAGGAATTGATGTAAAAGGAAATAAAGACCTTTTTAAATCTTCTAGCACCGATTATATTTTACTAATTATTGCAATTTTATTAAATGCAGGGTATTTTATATATCCTCACATTGCAGGTAAATTTGCAAAACAAGGAGGAACAATGCTAGTAGATAATCCAGTTTATACAAATACAAAAAAAGAATTAGCCTCTTATTTTACTTTAAATAAAAGTGAAGATTTTAATTATAATTATGCGATATCATTTTGGGTATATTTAGATGCTGCAAATCCAAGCACTAGTATTGCATATACAAAATATACATCATTACTTAATTATGGTGGCAAACCTAACATTTTATATAGAGGAATGGACAATACAATAATAATAACTATGGATATAGCTGATTTTGATACACAAATAAATTCTGAATTAAAAAATGTTAAATTACAAGTAGAATTTATTAAAGCTGAGTATAAAATTATTGAGGCATCCGAAGAAAAAAATTTAAATAATAATTTTTCATTGTTGCCTGCCACAATTAATATAATTCAAAAAATAATATCCGTTTTAGAAGATTTTAATAATATTGTAATAAAAATTCAATATATAATTGCAAATACAAATATTTCAAATAATTTGAAAAATGATATAAATACAATGCAAAATAATCAAATTCAATTTAATAAAGAATATTTACAAGTGGCAAATGAAAAATCAAAAGATAAAAAAATAAATGCATCATTTTTAAATGCAATAAATATTTCAAATAATACCGTTATATCTAATGTATCTAAATACATAAGAACAATTGAAACACTTTTAATAAATACAAAAAATAATAAGTTAGCTGATAGAACAGATACAGATAACGCAATTAAAAGAAATTCAACAGATTTATATGATTTAGATAAAAATGGAAATGCAATAATTTGCACTATAAATAGTGTATTATTACAGAAATGGAACAATATTATTATTAATTACACTGGCGGAACTTTAGATGTATTTTATAATGGCGAATTAATAAAATCAGTTATTGGTATTATTCCTTACATGAAATATGATAAATTGACTATTGGGTCAAATAATGGTATTCGTGGTGGTATTTGCAGTGTTAATTATTTTAATAGTAGTTTAAATGTACAACAAATTTATCATTTGTATAACTTTTTAAAAGATAATACACCACCTGTATATAAAAGTTCACAAGAAACTATTAGCAATGTTGTTAATGATATTCCAAATAATATTACTGAGCAAAATATAAATAATTATACTAATACAATAAAATACAAATTTAAAAATGTATAATTTTAATCATTTTAGATAAATTAATATATCATAAAATCTTATAAATTTCTATTATTATAATATATCATGAAAATTATTACTATACTTTTTTTAATTATTATCGTGGTTTTATTATACATTGTAATACGATATGTTGTGTCTGATGTTAATACTCTAACAGGTTTAGCTTCAGGAACTACAATGATGACAGTGGAAGCAAAAACTTTAGCAAAAACTCAATTAGGAATTAATACCAGCAATTTTGCATATTCTATATGGTTTTATGTAAATGATTGGAATTATCGATATGGTGAATCAAAAATAATTTTTGGAAGAATGGGAACTACTTCAAGTTCAAGCCTAAATAGTTTAGATGATATTTTAAATTTGAGACCTTGCCCTGCAGTAGTATTAGACGGTTTAACAAATACTTTGTATGTTGCGTTAACGACTTGGCCTGGAGATGATTCTTCTAGTAGTGCTGACGGTGCCGGTGCCGGTGATAATAGCAATAGTTTAGAAAGTTGGACAAATTGTTCTAAATGTTTTATTGGAGACTGTTCTGGATGTTATCAATCTTATTTAAATTGTAAAAGCTATAATGATGTATTGGGATGGGGGGATTGTGCAAAGCTTTGGTATGATTGCTCGGGTTGTTATAAAGATTGTTCAGGTTGTTGGAGTAAGTATTCAAGCGTTTCGGATTATTCTAGAGGTTATAATAGAAATGGTGTAGGAAGTGGAACTAGAAGTAGTAGTGAAAGTGGAAGTGAAAGTGTAGGCAGTCCTACCTATTCAACTCTTAATAACGTTCCTATTCAAAAATGGGTTAATTTATTAATAAGTGTTTATGGTAGGTCATTAGATATTTATTTAGACGGAAAATTAGTAAAAACAGAAGTTTTACCAGGTGTTGCATACATAAATTCAACTTCTAATGTATATGTAACTCCTAATGGAGGGTTTTCTGGTTGGACATCAAAATTTCAATATTATCCTAATCCTATTGACCCTCAAACAGCATGGAATATTTATCAGCAAGGATATGGTGCTAGTATCTTAAGCAAACTTTTTGGAAAATATCAAGTAAAGTTTTCACTTATTGAAAATGGTTCAGAAAATAGTAGTTTAACTATTTAAAAAACTATAATCAACCTTTTTCTTTTGTAATATATATGGATAATTCAGCATATAATTCAAATAACACAATCCAAAATAGCTTATCAAATTTTTTAAATTCAAATAGTTTAGTTGCAAAGGTTTCATTTTTGTTACTGGTAATATTTGTTTTTATAATTATATTACAATTATCTATTAATTTTTTAGGCTGGTTTTTTAATTCTTCGGATTCACCACATTTAATAGATGGAATGGTTGATGCTTCACAACTGTTAATTTTTCCGCAAGACCCTTCTTTAAAAGGTGCGAGAACAATTAATCGTTCTGTTAATGAAAATAATGGTATTGAATTTACATGGTCTGTTTGGGTTTTTATTAAAGATTTAGGAAATTCACATAATAAATACCAACATGTTTTTCATAAAGGTAATGAGACAATGAGTGATAATGGATTAAATTTTCCAAATAATGCGCCTGGTTTATATATTTCACCGCACACAAATGAATTAACAATTATTTTTAATACATATGAAGCTATTAATGAAGAAATAATTGTTCCAAATGTTCCTTTAAATAAATGGGTAAATGTAATTATTAGATGCGAAAATACTAATATTGATGTTTATATCAATGGCACTATTACAAAAAGTGTTCAATTATTAGGTGTTCCAAAACAGAATTATGGTAATGTTTATGTAGGAATGAACGGCGGGTTTAATGGATTTATTTCTAATTTATGGTATTATAATCACGCACTTGGAACTTTAGCTATTCAAAATTTAGTTAAAAGAGGACCTAATACTAGAATGGATAGTTCATCATCCATAAGTATGAAAAATCCTAATTATTTATCTCTTCGTTGGTATTTTTTTGGAAATGGGGACCAATATAATCCATAAATTAATAATTTTACAATAAAATTTTTTCAATAAAAAATTTCAATAATATATTTATTTTACAATACATATATTATAAATATGTCATGTTTAGGACCAAAATATAATCCAAATCCACCAAAAGAATGGTATCGTTATCAAAATAACTGTCATCCATTTATTCCAGCTGTTGAAATTGCTACTTTATTAAATCCTGAGGCATCTAAGTTGATACCAAATTCTTATAAATATTTTTTACCAGTTTATATTAAAGGAAATATACTTCAATATAAAAAAAATAGTGCTAATTTAACAAAAAATCAGCGCTATTCTCAAATTGCAAAAGGCATGTGGACAAATAGGACTAAAACATGGAGTTCTCAAAATGAAAGAGCATCCAATCCTAATTCAGACCTTTTACAAAGAGTTAATTATACAACAACCATCGTTCAAAAATATGGCTTAGATGGCACTGAAATTATAATCCCTATTAATCCAGATTGTATAAATAATCCCGCAAATAATTCTAGTTCCCTTCCACCTAGAAATTCATCAAGCTCAAATGGTGGAATACCACCACCACCAGTTAATCCACCACCACCAATTATTTTACCACCTAAGGTTAATAACCAAAAATATATTTACTTAAATGAAATTAAAAATGGCGGCACATTACTAGGAAATATTATTCAAAATCCTTGTAACGACGAAATACTTCAACAAACATATCTTCAAGATTGTTATCCTACTTCAGATTCAGATGTACCTGGACCATTAACATCCTTATGTTGGAATGATGGATTACCTACTTATTACCCAAAAACAAAATTAACATATGGAACAAGCGATAATAAATGGCCTACAAATGCAAAATTCATATTTTCAGCAAATTCTATTACACCTATTGTATAATGTATAATGTATAATGTATAATGTATAAAAAAATTACTTAAATAACAATTTATCTACTGTTGTTCTAACACAAAATATATGATGTAAAATAATTCCTAAAATAAATAAAAATATTAAAATAAGAATAAATTTGTATTTTGGAATAAATAAATGAATAATAAATGCACCTAGCACCGTAAACAATACATCTGCAATTGCTATATTAAATATTCTATATGAATGAATACCTTCACCTACTTTACCTAACATATTTTTGTATTGACAAAGCATTATATAAATACTATTTTATTTTTATTTAATTTTTATTTTTGGTTTTGTTATGCTTTATGCTTTATTTAATTATGCTCTTAAATTTGGATTTACACAAATTTCTTGACTAGGAAAAATATCTCCTGACATGCATTGGTCATTTTCACCGACTTTTATACAACTTCGAAATCCTCTATCTTCACCAATATAGCACCATCCTGATTTTCCAGCAGTTTTGCTCGATTGAATTGTACTCGTTGAATCATCTGCGTGGTATGATGGATTGTCATTATTTGGTTTTGTTGCATCATTTAATGCTTTGTTTAATGAATTATTATATTTTGATGATGCATTTGAGTCAAATAATGAATTTATTTTTTCATTATTTTTTAATATAGATGATGACGACGCAGCCGATATATCACTTCCTGCTTGATGAATTGCATCTAATCCTTTTGTCACGCCTCCAGCGACAATATCAATTCCTGCTTTTGCACCTGTTGCTCCAACATTTACAGTTTGTTTAGTCGCATCAATAGCTGTATTACCAAATAATTTTGCAACAGGAGCAGATAAATCAGCAACTATTTGAGTGCCTTTTGCTAAATAAAGAAATATATTTATTCCTAATATTGCTAATACAAAAATAATTAAAAGCCATATACGCCAATCAAAATTACTTAAAAAACCTGTATTATTTGAATCACTCAAAGAAGGTATAGAACTAGAACTAGAACTAGGATTGGAAGGACCAGATAAATTATTTTGCGATATCGAATTTGCAGAATAAGGTGTTTGTGTGCTCATTTATAATAAAAATAAATATTATTAATTTTTATTTTTATCTTTACTTTTTATTATGTAAAAGTTAATAAATAAAGGAATTGATTTAAATCTCCTAATATTTCATCCCGAATATTATACAAATCTGAATTCGACATTATATTCATTACTTTATTTGAATTTAATCCTACTAAATATCCCTTAAAGTTATTAACTTCTCTTTTCATTTGTTCCAAAGAGCTAAAATCTCGAAAAGGTATAGATTTAAATTTTAATAAATTAACCCTATTTCCTATTTTTCCCAATAATACTTCGACAAAACTATCCATATGGTCATTTAATTTAGAATACAATTCATCGGTTGCTTTATGGGTCGCGTAACTATGTGTTTTCCAATGATAAATTTTTACAATATTTAATATACTTAAAAATTTAATCACTATTTCCTGTTCGAATTTTTGAATTGAAGTTTTACAAGTACGACCATTGATGCGGTTTTTATTTGTTTTATGTTTATTATTTATTATTCTTTTAGTTTTCATTATATTATATATATATTAAAATACTATAAACGAGGTATAAAAGATTCGCCAAAATTATTCATTTTTTCCAATTTTTCAATAGTTTTATCTAAATTTGTTTTACCAATTTGATTAAATAAATAATCAGTGTTGGGTGATTTTTCGTTTTTTTTAATTTGTTTGTAAATATTATCTATTTTTGAAACCACGAGGTTTACTTGGTCTTTATTTTTCACAATTTCTTCATTTAAATCTGCTTGGTCTATTAATAATGAAATTGCATAATAAATTATATACCTGCGTTTTTTTCCACAACTATTTGAATATTTTAAACAAAAAATATTTAATAAGCTCTTTATTATTTTTTTAATTAACTGATTAGGATTTTCATTTGATTCTTTTAATATAGTATCCCATATTATCCATATTATATCCATTTGGTCTTTACTGTTTACAGTAATTGTTTCCCTTCTTTCACATTTGCATTTTTCTCTTTTATATTTACACATATTTTCAAATTCCATTATCCACTCGAACCAATAACATGCATTTATTGAGTTTTTACCATCTTTTGAAATGCTAAAAGCAAATTCATTAATTGCAATAAATAATTCTTTTGGGTCATTTGTCATCATTATTTCTGAACCATACGAAACATTTGGTGCTTTAAATCTATCCGTCATTTGTGTCATATCAAAATCTTCTTTATTTAATTTTATTTCATCAAAACAATGTTTCCTTTTTGCATTGCATAAAACACAAATAATCTCTGCAAATAATTTTCTTATTTTTAAGTTATTACGCATTTTAAATTCATTATTTATGTAACCAGTGCGAATTATTTCTTTAAAATTGTCAATTCTTAAATTTAAATAAATGGCTAATTTAGGATTACCTAAATGTATATATTTACTATAAAATAAAAAAATAATTTCCCATAATTCACTAAAATGACCTGCACATATATATTCAGCACTCCAATAACAAGCCTGTTCTATTTTTGAATTTATTAAGTTATTTAGTAATTCTTTTTTAACATCTGATTTTTTAAACTCTGAAAATGTTATGCCCTTAAATTCAGCTTGTTCTCTTAAGTCATTTATTTCGGTTTCTGACATATTTATAGTTTATATTTATAGTTTATAATTTATATTATAACAAAAATATTGCGAAAATATTGCAAAAATATTACAAAAAATATGAAAAAAATAATACAAAAAATATAACATTAATACATATAGAAAGATATGAAGTTTATTTCATCTATTAATAAAACATTTAATAAATTATCTTTATGGGGAAAAGTGTTATTATTTACTGTATTTTTATTAGTAATTATTGTTTCTTTTAATTCTTTTAATAAAAACAAAAAACTTTATTCAGAAGGGTTTGAAGAGCAAACAAAATTTATTTCAAAAAAAGGCAATGAAATTTATGATGGGTTTTACAGTGATATTTATGATAATTTAGTATATAATAATTTAAAAGACACTTATGAAGTTGGCGAAATTATAAATAAAACAACACCCACAGAACAAAGCATTATATTAGACATTGGTTGTGGAACTGGACATCATGTAGGTGATTTAGGCTCTAAAAATTATAATGTAGTTGGCATCGACATATCTCCTCATATGATTAATAAAGCAAAAAGCAACTATCCTGATTATAATTTTATGGTAGGCGATGCCCTTAAAAGTAACATGTTTTTACCCAATTCATTTACACATATTCTTTGTCTTTATTTTACAATTTATTATATGCAAAATAAAATGCAATTTTTAAAAAATTGCATGAATTGGTTAAAACCTGGCGGATATTTAGTACTGCATTTAGTAGACCGGGAAATGTTTGACCCTATTTTACCTCCGGGTAATCCTCTTATCATGGTATCTCCTCAAAAATATGCAGATAAAAGAATAACAAAAACAAAGGTTACTTTTACTGACTTTAAATATGAAGCCAATTTTGATTTAAATGAACAAAATGATATTGCTTTATTCAATGAAAAATTTAAATTTAATGATTCAGGAAAAGTTCGAAAACAAGAACATAAAATGTATATGCCACCGCTTGAATCTATAGTTCAAATGGCACAAGAGGTTGGATTTCTTATTCAAGGTAGTGTTGACCTTGTTAAAGTTACATATGAATATCAATATCTTTACATATTTGTAAAACCTAATTAATTTTTTTATAATATTTAAATAAATACAAATGCTAATTAACTATTTAAACTATTTAAACTATAATAAAATTTCATATATAAAATACATATTTTTGATTTTTATATGTATTATATTAGCAATTTTTGTATATATACGATTTAAATACAGGTTTTGGTGTTTGCAACCAGTTTTTCATCTTTATGATTTACATTATTATTTATTTCCACCTGGTATTATTCAATATTCATTTCCTGAAAAAAACAAATATTGCAATTTTAAAAATATTAAAACACTTGTTTTTTCAAATATTGAAGATTTTAAAATCAATAAATTTATGCATTTTATTCAATCGCATTATTTGCAAAATAAAGAAAATATTTTTTTGCCTGTAAAAGACAATATTGTTCCTTATTTTACAGGACATAATGACAAATGTTTTATTTCTTTCTATGAAGATTCCGAATTTTTATTAGATATTAAAACAAATTCTACTATTGAAGATAATAAAATAATTTCTGTTATGACAAGCAGGCCTCTGCATGTTTATATTAATAATGGTAATCGTGATGCATATTTTGATGCATATTATGTAGATTATTTATGTGTTGATAAAAATTATAGAAAAAAAGGAATCGCTCCACAAATGATACAAACGCATCACTATAATCAACGGTTATTAAGTAAAGAAATACAAGTTTCATTATTTAAAAGAGAAGGTGAGCTTACTGGTATTGTTCCACTATGTGTATATTCCACTTATTGGTTTAATATGAGCACTTGGAAAAAACCTCCTAAAATGCCTCATGAATATGGCGTTATAGAAATTGGACCAAAAAATGCACATCATTTAGTTGATTTTTTAAAATTAAAAAACGCCTATTTTGATATTGTTATTATACCTGAAATATCTAACATGTTAGAATTGATAAAAACAAATAATATTTATTGTTATCTTATTGTTCAAAATTATGAAGTTTTATGTGCTTATTTTTTTCGTAAATCATGTACTTTTATTAAAAAGAATGAAGAAATTTTATCTTGTTTTGCTTCTATAAATGCATCAAAAAATTATACTGTTTTTTTAGAAGGATTTAAAGTTTGCCTTTGGAAAATTTGTAAAAAACATACGGGTTTCAAATTTACTGTTATAGAAAATATTAGTGATAATGATAAAATAATAAAAGACATTATGATACGAACATCACCTTACTTCATAAGTCCAAGTGCTTATTTTTTTTATAATTTTGCGTATTTTACTTTTAAATCAAATAAATGCTTAATTATTAATTAGCTGATATAAAATTAAAAATATTTTAATTTATAGGTGTTCCATCTTGACGATTATAGAGTGTAGCACCAGGTATAGCAAAAAAACCTCCTCTCATTTTACGAGACCGTCTTCTTCCCCCAAAAAATCTTGCTAGTGCATTTCCATTATTACTGTAACCACCCATTGACATCATGCTTCTCATTCTGCGACTACCTCTGCGACTACCTCTGCGACTCATTCTGCGTGCCATTATATATATATATAACAAAAGAAAATAAAAATATATAAAATTATTTTTCTAAATATATTAAAATAATTTTAAATGTATTAAAATAATTTTAAATGTATTCTCATTATAACTATAGTCATGTTTATGTTAATCCACCAAAAGCAGCACCATTGCCTTGACCCATTAAACGAGTACCAGTGCTATTAAAACCGAATGTAGGTGGAACATAGTTATAACCACCATAATTATAATTATAACCCCCCCTTCTAGAACGCGAACGCCTTCTTCCCCCCATTGACATCATGCTTCTCATCCTGCGACTACCTCTGCGACTACTTCTGCGACTCATTCTGCGTGCCATTATATATATATATAACAAAAGAAAATAAAAAATATATATTTTTTTCTAAATAAAAAAAATTTCCTAAATATATTTAAAATAATTTTAAATACAAAAATTTACCTGGTATATTTTCCTACGCGTGCAAATGAATCAACTATAAAAATAATAAATATTCCTAAAAAAGAATATAATACAACTTCCTCAGTTACATTATTTGTGCGCTCATCTTGTTGTTCTTCCAATAAATTTATCATATAGTTTAATTTTTCAATTAATAAATCACTAGACGACCCTTCATATCCTGTTTTTGCATTTGGTAATGATGTAGAATTTGAAAAATTATAATTTGGAACATTATATGGCTTTGTATTATACATTTCTTGATAATTGGGTATAAATCTTTTGTAATAATTTTCCGACATATTTTGATTATTATTTTCAGAATAAACATCATATGTGCTGTTATTATCTAAATTACCACTTGTATTATTACTTATATTTGAATATACATCTGGTGTAACTTGTTGTAGAAAACTAGGTTGTTTCGCTTCTCTTGCTATTGTAGATTGAACACCCATTGATGTTGGTGGTGGAATTGGATTAAAATCAGCCAATTCATTATTTTGTTGATCCGGAAGATTGTGAATAGATTGAATAACAGATAATACTTTATCAGTGTCTACATTTTCTTTAGGGTTTAATGAATATCTTTTTTGTGTCTTATTAAGAGCCGTTTTTTTTTTACCAATATAATTTGTCTTATCATTATTAACTATTTGTTCATCATCATTATCAAATGGAGCTGCATACATTGCTAAAGACATTCTTAATAAAAATTAAGATAATAAATTTATAAAACACACTGATTTTACAAATTATTCTAAAAAATATATATCTAATTTATATATGGCAAAATTATTAAAAGGTTTAAATATTCACCTTCATACTATAATATTTGTTGTTACATTATTAATCATTTTTTATATAATAATGTTTCCTTATTATCTGCATTTTTATTTTGAAAAAACTTTAGGAAGAGCAGCATTACTATTTTTTATAATTGCAATTACTTATTGCAGTCCACTTCTAGGCATTTTAACTAGTGCCATATTTATTGGGCTTTATAATAACAGAACTATTGAAGGTGCTATGGGTAGTATGAACATTGATACTGCAGCTATTCAAAATATAGATGTTACTAATAGTCCGCCTGCTTTAAATAATAATAAATTTAATGATTTTTTAGGTATCTCTAGTGATGAACCAAAAATTAAAGTTGTTACGGATAAAAAATATGCAAAAAGTGATGATGAACCAAAAACTACAGAGTCAAGCACATCTGGTATGCAACCCACTAATGTTTCAAATGAATCAAATGATTCTAATGCTTCTGATAAAAAAACTAGTCCTCCATTAGATAAATCTTCAGAACCTACAAATGTGTCTTCAGAAAAATCTACACCTTCTACTGAAAGTTTTGAAAATTATTCAAATTCATATTCAAATATTGGAAGAGATAAAATGCTAACACTTGAAAGTTATATGCGTAAGCCTAAATCATCAAAAGAAATGTTTATTCCTAAATTTAAATATATAAAAGAACCAATGGCAAATTATAATACTTCTAAATATGTTTCTGTATTTGGAACTGTATAATTATTTGACTTTACACAATATAAAAATAAAAATAATTATATATTTTATGAAATCAATATATAATTATTTATTTTTATTTGTGACAATTATTTTAGTCATATACTTGCTTAATGCAAAAACAAATAACAAAGAACAATTTATACCGGGCGTTAAAAAAATGTATAGACCATATTTAAGAACTTATCGTTTATATATAAATAATAAATGGAATTCCATTATAAATAAATTAAATATAATTGCAAAAAAATTTAGTATTTGGTAATTATTATTGTTTTAAAAAATATTTTATTTCTTTATTATATGTCACCTAGAAATAAAAAAAATATAAATATTTCAAAAGCAATTCAATCATCTAATGCTGGTGGTATTCAAGGGTTTGGTCAATACCCCCACCCTTATAATGTTAGCTTTTTTAAAAATCCCATGCAATATATACATGACCATGTCCATTTTTTAAATAATAATAAATTTTTTGCAGGTATTTGCATGATTATGTTGAATATAGGTTCAAAATTTATTTCTGTTCAATTTAGTAAATCAACAGAAGAATATCTTAAATTGTCAATAACTAGACAAATATTAATTTTTACAATGGCTTGGATGGGTAGTCGCGATATTTACACTGCTTTTGCATTAACTGCAATTTTTATTGTTTTATCTGACCATTTATTCAATGAAGAAAGTGATTTTTGTATTGTTCCACATGAACATAGAGTATTACATAAATTTGTAGATACAAATAATGATGGTATTATATCAAATGAAGAAATTAGTAATGCTATTGCTGTTCTTGAAAAAGCTAAAAAGGAAAAACAGATGCAATCTCAAAAGGACTCAATGAACAATATAAAATAAACATTTTATAAATTTAAAATATTATACATTTATTTTTTTTTATAATATTCTAAATGTATTATATGTTACCAGTATCAAATACTCAAATTCAAAATAATTTTATAACATCAATACCTAAATCGATACCTGACTTGAGTGAAACAAATTACCCTAAAACATTAACAATTTTAATTAATACTCGAATTCGCGGTTATCCAAAATTAAAATATGAACCCTCCATGAGCGTACCTAATATTAAAAGCGACACCGTTTATTTTGACCCACTTGTTAAATTAAATAGTAGAATAACAGGAACCGTACCACCTGGTTATCCTCCTTCTGAATTGTATACACAGTTTTTTAGTAAAGGGTCTTTTGAGAGTTTATTAAGCCGTAATTTAAATTCGTTTTTTAGTCTCGGTCAAGGAAAAAAAACAATTGAACAAGCAACTGAAGACGGATATGTTGATAATAACATTAAAATTACATTAAATCAATTATTCAAATCAGGCAGTATTTTTTACATTAATGGTAAGCCTTTTACAATTTACAATCATGATTGGAACTTTGGTGATTGGCAAATCGGTACAAAAAATATTCAACGAGTTTTTGAAACAGGAGCTTATGGTAAAGGCGTTAATTCTTTACTTCAATTCCAGTTTTCAAAAGAGGAAGAAATTGCTGCGACACAAGAATTTAGAAATTTTGAAAACCTTCATCCTACAGTGTTAAAAGGTAAAATAAATCCGAATTATTCAAGATTCTCTGATTCTGGACTTTTATTAACAGGGGTGGGTCAAGGACTTAAATCATCTCCTTCATTATCACTTTCAACAAATGTTCAAACAAGCGAATTACTGCAAGCAGCATTACCTAGCTCTGCTGTTAAATTGCTCGGAAGGGATTATGTATCAGAACCTGCATTAAATTTAGATTTAAATACTCCATCGATACATAATGACCCTATTTCAATTTCTATTTTATATAATTTAGACAGAATTTATTCAGAGGAAATTCAAAAAAATAAAAATGCGGATTTAACTCGTTTATTTGAGTTATTTCTTAAATCTCTTGAAGAAAATAAAGCATCATTTGAAAAATTTAATATTTTACTCGGAATAGAAAACAAAAATCCTGAAAATATTCAAACAAATAAAAAAGAAAACATTGATTTAAGAAATGAACTATTAAAAAATAAAGAAAAACAAATTCAAATTCTTGAAATTTATACAACTGCTAATAAAACCTCTAATAGATATGATGAAATAATAAATAAATTAAATGAAAGAATAGAACAAATAGAGACAAATAATCCACCACCACAACGAATACCAGGTGGTTTTGCTATTGCCGATGTTGCGCAACCAAATGTATTAATTTCACAAATAAATGATTTAATGGATTCAGTTTTAAAAAAAAATAATGAGTTAAAAATAAAAATATCAGAATTAAATAATTTAAGTCAAATTACAAATCCAAATGAACAATTAATAAGTCAGGTATTGCCAAATCAAATAAAACAATTAAAATTATTACAAGAAATATTTCAAATACGAAATACTATTGATGCAAAAAATACCGAGATAGATAATATATTAACATACAGTAATATAAATTACCTACCCCCACCACCAGCAAACCCACCATTAATTGCTAACAATAATCGAATTACAGAAGATGAAAAACAACAAATACAATTGCAATTGCAACAATTAAAAAAATTATTGCTAATTCAGCAAAATTTATGCGTTCAATTTGAAACAGTTCTAAAAAAGGTAAATTACGATTTTTTATTACCACAAAATAAAGAAACTAGTGTTCTTTTAATTAAAGCCGATATAGATAAATTAATGAATGAATTATTTTATTTAATTAAAGAATATAAAAATAGTAATATTGCTTTCAGAGAACTAATATCAAATAATAATATTAAAAATAATATGTTAAAAATATTAAATAATTTAATAAAATTAAAAAAAGATTATTTAAAAGCTTGCGGAAAAACATTATATGCTCTTCAAAAAAAAATAGAAAATCAAACAAATTATATTACCGCATTTGTTAATTTATATGATGAACTGTATAATTTTAAAAAATATCAATATAAGAAATTAATTTCTAATAAAGTTCAGGCAATTGATAGATTAAAAACTGCTATTGAATTACAATTAATAAATTTTGATTTATTGTCTTATAAATCTTTACTAGAAAGTCAACAATATAAATTGCGAAAAACACATAATTACAATGATATTAAGCAGGCAATAACTAAAATTGTAAATGAGGTTGAAAACCCAATAAATGCGTTAGAAGAATTAGAAAAATATTATGATAGCCGTGCTTTAATAGCTATAGAAAAATATCAATTTGATGTTTATTATCAAATGATTTTATTATTCAATGAAAAAAATGAAGAAATACTATGGGATGTTTTATCTTCAGAGACTACTAAATTTTTTTCTAGTTTTAAAGAATTTACATTTTCAAAAATACACGATACATATGTTTTATATAAACGATATAATGAAACTTATAGACCTGGTGAAAGAGCATCTTTTTTAACTCGTTTAAAAAGCGAAAATATATCTTTACAAAAACAATCATTATTATCATTTACTAGTTTAACAAAATCAAAAGATACTGATAAAAAACAGCGAGAATTATATTTTGAAATGATTAACGCTGAAGTTACATGTTATGATTTAATTAGTTTATATGCAAAATTAGATACTATTCAATTAGCCAAAATTATTGGTTTTAATACTGTTAAAAGAAACATTTTAAAAATTGAAGAAAATATTTCCGAAGTTCTTGAAAGATATTATCGTCAAATTAAAGATAACATCAATTTTGTAAATGGATTAATTCCTACTTCTATTTTTTGGTCTACAGTAAATATGGATACATTAATAGATATTAAAATAGATGAAAATAAAAATAAAAAAAGCAAAATAGATTATAGTCTTACAATTGTCGATGAAGAATTAAATGGATTTCAAAATAAATACACTGATGCATTAGAGCTTTTGTTACCGCAACTCACGAATTTTGGTATTTTAAATACTTGCAAAAATATTACTGATGCGGAATTAGAAGAGGTAAATGATGAGAATGTAGAGCTTACAAATTCTCAAATAGAAAAGATTTTTTTTGAAAATTTTTTAAAAAATGTAGACCAAGATGAAACAGAATTATGCAAGCAACAATTTATGGATATTATTAAAGAACAAATTAATGATGGGTGCGGTCCTGAAATAAACTCATTAGGAATTACAAAGCTATTGCAAAATTGGAAAGTTAGTGTAAATTATGACAACCCTGATAATTCTTTTTTTGAAACTGTTGCAACCGCATTAAACGGTCAGTTAATAATTGACCAAAAATTAACTTTAAATCCATATGTTGAACCACAAGTTTATAGTGAGCAATCTATTGATAATGCGATAAAAAGTAAATTTACTGTTAATAGCTTGAGAAGATGTATTAATGAAAATATTAGTCTTCAAAAAATTAATTATTATATTGAAAAAGCATATGATTTTATTGGTGAATTACAACAATATGCATTAATGCCGGGTGGCAGAATTAATCCGGATAATAGCCCACAAGCAAAAAGGGAAAGGAAGGAAAAAAAGCAATTTTTAGAAAATAAATGGAAAATTATTAAATTTATGTTTACAGACTTAAATTTTGATGCAAATTATCAAATAGTTGCAAGAAACCCTTATTATCTTCGTGCTAATTATAATGCATATGGTTTATTAATAGGAAATAACGCAAATATCACACCTATTCGAGATAGTATTAATTCAAATTCATATTTTGGGGATAATATAGCAATTCAAGTTTTAGAAGAAGTATTTAAAATAAAATTTATTATTATAAATAAATACCAAGAAGATGATGATAATTACATGTCAAAATATATTTTATTTCGAACAAAAGACCAAAATGCAGATGAAGAAAAAATAGAAAGCGGTTATATTGTTGGAAATAACCGAAATCTCGCAGGTATTAACTTCACTACAGTAGAAACATATAATCATCAAAAATACAGATTTTCAAATTTTAATAATATTCCAAATAATAATACTAATAGGTTTATAGGATATGTGTCTCCATTTTTTAATCTAAATATTTTTAATGAAAGTCCAAATGTTATAGTAGACGCTAATAATAATAATTGGGTTTATTTATGCCTTTTGTTTGATAATAAAAAATATCAATACAAAAATTTATACAATTTTTTAGATAAAAAATTTTTATATAAATTTGAAGAAATACCTATGTTTTTAAAATATTTATTTGCAAAAACAATGAGTAATTTTGGGTTATCTTTTTTTAGACCTGGAGGAAGATTTAATAACTTAACATTTTTTTACACAAACAACAAATTTAAATCTTTAATTGAAGAGTATAATTTAAATATTAGAAATAAAGCTGATGAATATGAAAGAAATCACCCTTTAATTAGATTAAATAGATTAAACCCTTTAACACCACAGCAAATTAATAGTTATTTAAGCCCTCCAGCGTCAATACCTCAGCCAAACCCTAACATTTTTATAGGCGGGCAACCAAGAATTAGCAACAATTACACTAGTCTAAATAATACAATCTCAAATCCCATTTTTTCAATCAATAAAGATACTCGTTTAAGTTATTATGTTATTATTGACCTAGAATTATATCCAGGTAAAGATGGTATTCCATTAGCTCAAAAAGCTGTATTAGCTTGTCAAAATCGTTATGAAAAAATCCGTCAAGCATGGGCTAAATTATTTGGAATAGTGTATAGACCAAATGAATTGTATGTTACTGGTCATGTTGCACCCCCAACCGTTAAATATTCAAATGAAAAAAAAAGTAAAAAAAACATAACAAAAAAAATAAATAACTATAGAAATAACTATAGAAATAACTATAGAAATAATGATATAAATAATTATTAAAATATAGTGGATGAGTAAAAATAATAAAAACATAATGCGAATACGATTTTTTTCTAGTTTTTGTGATGGTGAAACTTGCAAAACTAATTTTGAGAATTTTTTCGAGTTAAAATTATTAGACTATTATGGACCTAGTCCCAACAAAAAACTATATATCACTAATGATGATGATTATACACATGTTATTATTTTAAATACCGCAATGCCTGTTATCAAACCATCGGTTCCCAAAAAAAATGTTATTGGATTGTCATATGAACCAATATATTTTTTAGGAATTACACATGAATTTGTTGAATATGCAAAAAAATATATAAACAAATATTTTATTGGTGATAAAAAAAACTTACCCGAACCTTTTATAGAAAAATACAGTTTTATGTGGCATACTGTCCCGTTGAAAATGCTACCTATCAAAAATAAGTTAATGTCTATAATGGTTAGCCAAAAAGCCTTCGCTCCTGGTCATAAATATAGGTACGATATAGTGAATGCTATTTTAAATACAAATCTTCCAATTGATATTTATGGAAGGGGATGCATAAATTTTTTCAAAGAAGATTCAAGATTAAAAGGAGAATTTACAGATAAAGAACCGTATGAAGATTATCAATTTCATATTTGTATTGAAAATTTTCAATGCAATGAATATTTTTCGGAAAAAATTATAAACTCGTTGTTATGTTCTTGTATGCCAATTTATCTTGGGTGTTACAACATTAAAAATCATTTTAATGAAGAAAATATCATATGTTTGTCAGGTGATTTAAATTCAGATTTACAAATAATAACAAATGTTGCTTTAAAACCCGAAAAATATTACAAAAAAATAGAAGTAGAAAAAATAAAAGATATAACCAATCTTTTTAGAAATTTACATGAATTGGGATTTTAATTTTTGATTTTTGATTATTTATATATAAATCTTCAATGATGTAAACAAATTTTTACATTTTATTGTCTATAGTATGCAAAATTGTAAATTCGCAAATAAATATAACATTATTTCTTCAATAACTTCACATTCTCTTTTAATTCTGTAACGAGTAATATCAAATCCGCAACAAAATTTTTTATGAATATTTTTGTAAATGCGAGAATAATGGCGGAGCGCAGCCAAAATTATTTTTGTGAAATTTTCCATGTAATATACCGAATAAGGCAATGGATTTTTTTCACTTTTGAAAAAGACAAGTGAATATACTGAAAAATTGTCAAATAGTTGTCCTTTGCCATCTGTTACAATTTGTAATATGTTATTCGCAATATCCGCACATTTCCACATTTTTTTTAAATCTACCTTATTTTTTGGTATTTTTTGCAACTTGCATTTGATAAATTTTGAATTATATTTATACTTTAAAATTTCTAGCCTTTTTTTATTTGGCAAAAACTCCAAAATAATATTTATTATTGCTTCTGGCAAATCATCAAAATCTGTTTTTTTTCTATTTCCGTCTTTTTCTTTTTTATTATCTTTATACATGTCTATTTGTAAATTATTTTCATCTGCTTTATCATCTGCTTCATAAGCAATATTCTCATCTAATAAGTGTTTATAATAATTTCCAATGCGCCTAGATTTATCGTGCTTCTCATCTTTTTTATCTTTTACAGATGAAAAAGATGAGTTAATTTTACGAAGCTGAAATAAAGATTTTTTGTAATTCTTACTTGAAGATGACATTGTTGAAATATTGATTGTTTATAATATCTTTAATAGTGTAAATATATTATCAATTTTTTTTTATATTGTTTATTAGTTAATGAATATAAATTAGTATTTTATTTCATTTCAAGAAACAAGAATAGATTGCATAAATTCGCCAACTAATTGTTCAGGAATATAATTAAAATCAACCATTTTTTGATTAATTTCATATTTTTTATAAGCATCCTCTTTTTTCATTCTTTCATCAAAATACTCTGGGTTATGAAAGCATTTAAGCGCTGTTTTTGGACCACATTTTTTTAATACAGAAGGGATGTTATCACTAATATCGCCCATAATTATTTTACAAAATAGGTCTGTCTTAGCATCTCCTACACTGCTTTTTTGATGAGCTATATTTTTAAAACCTAAATCAAAAATTTGAACGCGTGGCTCTACAAGTTGAAGATAATCTTTATCGCTAGTAATGATAAATATTCGAATATTTTCATATTTATTCAATAAATATTTCACAGATATAGCAATGCAATCATCTGCTTCTAAGTGCGAATGATTCAAAATAGCATGAACGCCGCCTTTTTGAAAAAGTTCTTCTTGATAAGCCATTTTGAAAAATGGTCCACCTTTAAACCCATTTTCAGGCCCGGTTTTTCGTGTTCCCTTGTAGTTATCTTGAAGAGAATTGCGCCAAATCTTGTCTCTAGGGCAATCCTTTCCGACAATCATAACAGGTTCTAAATCTTCTTTATGTATTCCTAAATTTTTTGGTATTTCTCTAACATTATCGACAAAGGTTTTTTTAAATTTTTCAACAAAAACAGGATTTTCGTTTGGGTCGTCATTAGCCTTTTCAGGATGTGCGTTTTTAAGCCACCTTAGCATTGAATAATAACGGTGAAAGCAAAAATAGCTACCATCAATAAAGATAAAAGTAGGTATTTGGGTTTCGTTAGTAATAAAAGATTGAAACATGGTTTTTTTAAATTTGAAATTGTCGAGGGTTAATTGAAGGTTGTGCATTATATTCTTATATATAAAGCAAATCAATTTTTAAATTATAAGTTTATTAAAGTTGTAAAAGTTTGGTTAAATTGTAAAGTTTGGTTAAATTGTAAAAATTCTTTTTTCATATTATCATATATTTAATTTATAATATGAACATTTTTGGATATAATGTTAATTTAACAAATTCTTAATTTAAATTTATTATATTAATAATTATTGTTTTTGTTATTATTAGTTTTTTAATTTCAGTTGTTTTTGCAATATGCAGTTATTTTATTTTTAAATATTTAAAAATGAGTCTAGAAGAAAATAATGTGTTTTTTTATAATTATAATAAGAAAACCCAAAAAATGTTACACCTTTATGGAAATTGTAAAGTAACAAAATTGTATCTAGTGAGGCAACCATTCGGTAAATTAGTTTCTTTTCTACTAAATATATTTACATTTTATAAGTATGACAAACTTATTAATGAAAACCAAGATAATCTTCCTTATCACACTTTCATGATAATCGAAATAAAATTACCAAATAATATGAAAAAACTATTATTATTAGAAAAAAATAATTGTATTCAATTGAGTGAAAACTTTTTTGTGAATTACCGTCAAGATATGAAAATCATTAAAATAAAAAATAAAAAATATACATTAAATTATATATTAAATACAACCAAAGATAGAATTGGTGATAAAAAGTTTTTCAATTGGCATATATTTAAAAATAATTGTCAAAAATTTATGAAAGAAATACTAATTACAATAAATAAATATAACAATTCAAATAAAGAATATATATTAAGAGATAAGTTTTTTAAAATAATTTATTTTACCGATTTTACAGTTCATTTTGCAAATAGTTTTTTTATGATATATAATATATTTTTCAAATACATCTATGATAATAATATTTTTTCTTTGTAGAAAATTATAAATATCTCATTGTTTATAATTACCTAAATACATTTGAAAACATTTTTAATGCCAACTCTTTTTGTTTTACATAATCCACTATTGGCGAAGGATATTTTACTGCTTTAAGTTCACTTTCTCCACAATACTTATACCATTCATGAATAATCTTGGGCTGAACTTCTCTCAATTCTGGTATCCATTCTTTGATATAATTTGCATCGGGGTCATATTCTGCTGATTGAAGCCAAGGATTAAATATTCTAAAATAAGGCTGTGAATCAGCCCCAGTACTAGCACCCCATTGCCAATTTCCGTTATTCGAAGCAGGGTCATAATCTGTCAATTTTTGTGCAAAATATTTCTCTCCTTCTTGCCAATCTATCAGTAAAATTTTGATTAAAAAAGAAGAAGTTATCAGTCTTGCTCTATTATGCATGTATCCTGTTTCATTTAGTTGCCGCATCCCGGCATCCACAACAGGAAAACCAGTTCTCCCAGTTTTCCAAGCATTCAACCAATTTGTATTTTTATGCCATCGTATTTTGTCATAAGACGGCTTCATCGGTTTCCCTAAAACATAAGGAAAATTAAAAAGAATATTCGCATAAAAATCACGCCATATTAATTGTCTAACCAAATCATGATTACCACGAAATGCCTTACACACTTCACGAATAGAAAGACAACCAAATTTAATATATGCAGATAATTGCGTTGTTGGTCTATCCAAATCATTATGTGTTTTATTGTAATGCTTTTGAGTTTTTAATGCTTGTTTCAAACATTGAATCCCATTAGGTCTTCCACCTTTAACAAGTATATTTGCATTCTCCATTGTAAATTTCGAAAAAGCATTATTGAGAGAAATTGCATTTGCTATGTTTGCGGATGATTTTGCAAAATGTATTTTCTTTGCAGGTGACGGCATTTGCATATGTTTTTTTGAAGCAATATTATAATAAGGAGTAAATTTTTTATATGGTTCACCTGACCCATTTAAAATACTGCCAGGTGGATTCAAATAATAATCGTGTGCTGTTTCCATTTTAACCCCCAATTTGTTACACAATTGCATTATTTCTGCATCGCGCTTTATAGCATAAGGAGAATAATCAGAATTAAAAGCTACAAAATCAATATGAAATGCTCTTATGCATTGATTAATAATTTTATCGTTTTTTCCAAAAAAAGTATATAAATAACCACCATTTTGTCGAATTTCAATAGCCAAGTTTTCCAAGCTTTCAATCATAAATTGAACAGCATTATCTGATTTAAAGTGATTTGCTTTAGTTACTTGTTCGGGTGTAAAAATAAAAATAGTGAAAACCCGTTTGCATTTTGTGTTTATCATGTTTAACCCATTATTATCTATAATTCTTAAATCACGGCGAAAAATAAATAATCCATTTTCAAATGACATTACTCTATTTTATATTATATTACTAAAGCAAAATAATATAATATTTTATAAAACTTTTTTATAAACTTTTTTATAAACTTTTTTATAAACTTTTTTATAAACTTTTTTATAAACTTTTTTATATTTGTATTGTAATTATTTTATGTGATAATCTAAATATCTAAGCTAACCGTATTTTTGTCTGATTTTGGTTTGCGTCTACTACGCTTAGGCATATTACCACCTGATTGTAATTCTTTTAAGTCAGAAATACTTATTGTGCTACTATCATTTACTGTAATCGGCGATGATGTATCATTATATACGGGTTGTTGCTCTTGAATATTAATTGTTTTTGTTTTTAATCCATTTAAAATATCCGAAATATCGCTAGGTCCTTTCATTTCATTACGGTTTGAACGAGGGATGTCGGTTGTGCCTCCATAATTCTCTCGAATATTAATGCCATCGTTTTCATTAAAAACTGGTCTTGCTGATGAAAATCTAGAGCTTGAACTAAAATTAGAACTGGAACTAAAAGAATTGTTATTTCCTGGTCGGCTAGTTGAACCTTCATGATTTTGTGTTGCCATTGGTGGTGGTGGTGGGCCACTATAACCTACTGATGGTTCGGGATTCATCATATTATTCATAAAACCTGAAAATCCTGGACTGCTCTGACTCATCGTGTTAACTGCGGCTGTTTGAAATTGTCGCATTAAATCGGGGTTTTGTCTTAAAATATCATCCATTCCAGGCATCGCGGATTTAAACATTGTATTTGTCATATGTATCATCATTGCACTACCTCCCAATTGAAAAAGCAGTTTTAATTCAGGTGCCATTGAAGCCTTGGTTTTATATTTATCATATAATTCCCCAAATATTTCGTCATAATCATTTAAATTTTCATTAATTTGGTCACTCCAACCATCTAATTTAACATCAAACGGGTCAAAACGATTATTTAAAAATTCTATACCATTTATGCACGCCATTAACATATTACCTTGAAACTTTATTGAGTTTTGCTTTGATTTTTCTTCCATAATCATTTCATATTCACCTTGCATTTCAGCAAGTGGTGATTCCATTGTATATTTTTTAGTTAAAGTAACACCTTTCGCTTCTAGTGTCTCTAATTTTCTTAAAAACTTGAATTTTTCTCTTAATAATTCTTCTTTTGACATTTGCGGTTGTGTTTGAATTGGCTTATCTGGATTTATTGGTACATTATTAAATTTTTGAAACCCATCCCATGTTTTATTTTCCGAATCGGAATCAGCTGTGGCTTGACCTAAATTTTGGTTTGAACTAGAACTTGTATTTGAATTTTCGTCAAATCTGACAGAAGGCTTGCTATCAAAATTAATTGATTTACTAAACAAATCAGACCTAGATTCAAATTTATTGCTTTCATAATCACTAGTTAATGTATTTAATTCATTTTCTAAATTAGTTAAATCATCTATTTCAATATCTGAACCTAAACCTTTTTTTGAACCTTCTTTTTTTTTATCATTCATTAACAATTCAATACCTCCACCAAAATTAGTGCTGGTATTTTTTGAATTATTACTATTCATATTCCAATCATCATTTAAATTTTCAGAAAAATTTATTGAAGATAATTCAATTATATCATCCATTTATGAATTAAATAGAACATTAAATTTAAGTATTAACGAATAATAATATATTTATTTTATTATTTATAAAATAGTTGTTATAAACTATTATTATTATCATACATTATAACATCCATTATTTTACATCCAATTTATTGTTTATATACCATAATCCTTGCAAAAAAGAATCAGCCAAATCATCTTTTTTTGCGTGTTTTTTAAAAAAATCAGTCCAATCTTGATAATTCGGTTGTGACAAAAAATCTAAGGACTGTTGTATTCCTAATTTTTTTCTTTCACTATATTTTAATTTTTCATTCTTTTCATTTTTATTGTCTTTTTCGTTTTCCGATATATTTTTTAATTTATTTGATGCATTTACAAAATCTATTTTTGAATCATTGTTTTTCATAATAAAATATTGAGCTATCATACCTTGAATGGTTTTCATTCTGTTCGCAATTGGACTGATTTGATTTTCTATTATTACTTTATCAATACTTAATAAATAATCTGCAAGAATTAAATCAAAATTATGTTGAATATTTCTACCAATTGTAACTAAATCGATTTTTGAAGCATTTGCAGTTTCTATTGGTTCAAAACATTTATTGTGAATATATTCATTAATTAAAGAAAGCATTTCTGTTTTTTTAAATGGTTTTGTGTAGGAGATTTTATAATCATCTGCAATTTTGATTAATTCACATATTTTCTGTTTACTTAAAAAAGCTGGTTTTAATTGAGATGTTGGAATTAGAAAGTCTTGTTTTTTAGAATGTTTTAAACAATAATATTTAGAATTTTTTGTAAATTTTGCAGGTTTATTACATTGCTTTTTCTTTTCGACTTCACAACATTTTGCCTCTGTATTTATTTGTTGTGTTAGATTAATGGTATCCCATTTTAAAACACTGTTTTTTTCGGAACTTGTTTCTAAAAGGCAAAATGCTAAATTTTTAATTCCCACATCAATGCTTAATATTTTCATTTTTATAATATATAAATACTTATTTATATGTTATTTTTGTTTTTATATTTTTATGCTAGAACCAATTATGCATTAAATAATAACTATTGGAATTACCAGCATTGAGGTAAAACTGGTCCCGCAGGACTTAAGCAAATTGAGTCCACTGGTCCGGGTTGACCAAAATGACTACCCCCCATCATCATTCTGCGACTCATTCTTCTGCGACCACCCATTCTGCGACTCATTCTTCTGCGACCACCCATTCTGCGACTCATTCTTCTGCGACCACCCATTCTGCGACTCATTCTGCGACTCATTCTGCGACTCATTCTATAATATATCAAAAGAAAATATTTTTATTTTTTCTAATTGTTTTTATTTTTTCTAATTGTTTTTATTTTTTCTATTTTTTTTTGTATTTACTTTTACACTTCGTTTCATTTTTGTTTGTTTTTGTTTGATATTGTTTGTAATTGTAAATATAGTCCATGGCATTTCTGGCCTATCGTGCAAATATGGCCTTAAATATTCCCATTGTCTATTTTGATTACAAAAGTCATTTTTTAAAAAAGGAATACCGCAAGAATTTCCATAACGCAATTCAAAAGACATATTTTTCGCCATTGTTGTATCAATAACGCAGCCATCCAGCGCTCCTCGTGGTGCATAAGGTTTGGGTCTACTCGGGTCCGACATAAATTCACGCGCATCTAAATCATAATGAGAACAACTTGTTCTTGAACAAGGGTTGGTTTTATTTAAATAAACATCATAATGGTCTGATATTATTTGTTTTGCAATATTTATATTAATTTTTCCTTTATTTTCCTCCATTAAATCAGTTAATCGAACTCGTCTAGCTCCTTGATGTCTGCGAATATCATCGTAACCTGTATTGGAACATTCTAAATTACGAATTTCTGGGTCATAAGGAGCATTAAATCCAACATAATAACCATTTTTAGTGCGTTTTACATTATGATATTTTAGTCCCAATTCTAAAAGCATAATTTCATTTGTATTAATATCACCAAACATCCATGCATTTGCATAATCACCCGAATTTCCTTCTAAAAGCATCTCAACATAATCGTCTAAGGTATTTCCGTATTGCATTGCCTTACGAATGCGACAAGAAATTGGATAATTATTTTCAAAAGGAAGAAATCCACCTATTGTTGTTTCAGACCCAATAATACCTTTGCTTGTAACAAAAAAATCTGTTCCTGACCAAATAAAACCAGGAAAACCTTGATATAAAATACGGTTCCCTTTATCACAACGAATATCTATAACACAGTGTGCATATTGACCATCTACAAAATTGGAAAAATTATTATGTGCGCAAACAATTTTACCGTCCTCTGTAAAATCCTTGCCTGTTGCAATAAACGCACTGCATCTATCTTGCTGTCCTTGCCATGCTTTTTTATGATAATTATTATTATTTTTATTACTATTACCACCACCTTCACCATGATGGCTTGTAGGAGCCTTGCTATCTTGTTCTCGATTTCCATACCAATTTTCAGTTAATGCAAAAAAATTATTCCAAGCAATTATTTCATCTAATGAAGTTTTTGTTCCACCTGCATTAATACCTTCAGCAATTCCCTCCATTTCAAGATAAAATTCATTAAATTCTTTCATTAATTTTTCTTTATAAAGTGTTTTTCCAGCATCAATAAAAAAATCCCACTTTACACCAAAATCTTCAAAAATAATAAAATTCATCATTTTTTGTACTTCCTTAAATTCTTTTGCGACAAATAATCCGTGTGCATAACCTCGTTCTTTTGGAGAACCACGAATAGACATATATTTCCAACCATTTAAATCATAACATATATTGTTTTTATATTTCATTACATTATTCATCTTTACTATAACTTTATATTAAATATTTATAGTTAATAAATATTTGATATTTGATATTTGTAATTAGTAAATATAATTTTTTAACTCATCATTAATGCAGCAATTATAAATACTAATATAAAGGGAACTAATATCATAAACCATGCAATTTCTGAATGTCCATCTTTACACATTAAATTTAAAATCCAAGTCCAAAAAAGAATGTAAATAAATTTAACAATAAAAATTAATGTTGTATTTGGTACGCGTGCAGAAAGATAACCTAAATTAAAAATATTTTTATTTCCCAAATTTTGAAAAATAATCACTATTAATCCTAATACAGAAATTGTAAAATATAAAAAAGCAGGTGTGCATAATTCTTTTAAAGTTCTTGGAAATCCCATAATATATATATATATATTTAAAAAATTTGAAAAATTTCAAAATAATCTATCGCAATTGGTCTTTATAAGGTAAAGGGCTTACTCTTTGTTGATATCCATTTAGTGCATCATAAGCACTACCTAATCCATATGTAAATGTTCTTCCAAAATTTAATAAATCTTGTGGGATTAAACTCATTCCGCCTTTTTTATTTCTTTTTGTACAATGTTTTTTTTTATATTTTTTTCCACCTACATAACTATTTGCTAAAAATAATGACCCTGCTCTTTCTTGAATTGTTTGGGTTTGAGGGTCAACTGGATAATTATTCATTGAAAAATGATTTGTAACACCATCTTGACCGGCAACACCTGGCCAATTACTTATACTAGGTGTCCAAGGGGAACCAACTAATGCAGGCGGTAAAGAAGGCAAATGAGAACCGCCTGTTTGTGCACTACACATTGCGCACCCCGAACCGCCCCTCATTTTTCTACCACCAGTTAAAACTCCACAACCACATCCCGAACCACCTTTTTGTAATTTTGAGCTGCATCCTTTTTGATTCCATAATCGTTGAGTTTTCATTTTTTTTATTTTATTCATTTTCCTAGATTTATTATTACGCATAAATTTAGTATATACTTATAATAGAAATTTATTGTTAAGAAAACAAAAATTTATTTACATTTTATTTTTATTTTATTTTATTCTATATCTACATGTGTTAACAAATGTCTTCTACAGCACATTTTTCTTATGCCTAACTCATCCATTACTTCACCTTCTGCTGTTTTTTCATGAAAATCCTTAGTTAAATATAATACTTTTTCTATATCTGCCCCCTTAGCGATTTTCTTTTTTCTTACTTCTTCAACATAATGTCTGTATTTATTCGCAATTACCATTCCACAAGTAAAACACTTAATTGGTATTATCATCTTATATTCTATTTATAAATATATTTATATTCTTTATTTAAATTCAATTTTTTTAATATTTTTTATTTCATTTTTATTTCATTTCTATTTTTATTTTTAACAATTTCCATAACATTTATTCATATGATAATAGCTATCCATATTTATATTATTTCCATCATTATCCGTTTTGAATGTATGCCCATTTTTACTACCAGCGTAACATTTCTCTCCTTCACTGTTTTTTCCCCAAACGCAACATTTAGTATTTAAACAATTATCACGAGTCAATTTATTGCACGCACCATTTAATTCCATTGATGTGTCACTTGATTCATAAACTTCACAAAAACTATCCTCTAAACTAGTATTTTCATTATTTGTCATCGATTCTATTTTCACTGAATTATTAAATAAAATAAATATTATTAAATTTATAAAAATAATTAGACTTAATAACAAGCTTAATATTTGTAAATTCATTTATTATATAAATATATTTAAACTTATAATATTTCTTCATTAAAAACAGGTTTAAAAACATAATAAAATTTAGTATATTTTATTATATTTTATGCAAAAAGATTATTATCAATGTTTAGAAAATCCGTATTTAATAGATATTGAAGACAAAATGGAATACACAAATGAAGAATTAGACCAAATACAAAATTTATTGAGGGAAAAATATATAGATTATATCATTGAAGATGGTTATAATGAAAATTTCAAATGGCCGTTTTATTGGGTAAGGGAGAGATGCAATAAAAGTTTATGTTCAACACAAAAAATAATTGATTTATCTAATAATATTTTACCTTCAAAAAAATTATATAAAATTGGCAATGGTGGAGATGGTAAATGTTGTTTTGTTAATTATACACATTTGAATACAAACCGTTATGACGCATCAAAATTAATGCTAAAATCTTTAGAAGAAGTAGATTATAATGGTCATTTTTTATTATTTAATGGCGGTTTTCCAAATCCTACTGGAACTGAAATGAAATATGTAGGGGTTCCTTATTCTTTTAAAATTTTTATGTTACTAGAAGCTTATAATAGGGGATTTACTAAAGTAATATGGCTTGATGCTGCTTGTTATGCTGTTAATAATCCAGAAAAATTGTTTGATTTATTAAACAAAAATAATATTATGTTTAGATGGTTTTATCCTAATGTTTTTGAAAATGAACCAAATGCAAATACTTGCGAAAGAGTTGTTTTACCTCAAACAATTGAATTATTAAGCAAACTTGTAGAAAGAGATATAAGACAGGATTTTAGTGTAAATAGTATTGTTTTTGGTTTAAATTTTGATTCTCAAATTGTAAATGATTTTATTAAAGAATATTATGAAATGGTTAAATTAGGATTACCATTTTTATCCACATTTCCTGAAGAAATTGTGTTTGCTGCTATTTTTAACAAACCTAAATATAACCATGTTTTTAAATATCATAATCCTGAAATTACGATACTTTATATTAATGAAGCTTACCAAAATAAGGAAACCGCTAAATCAAATGGATATTTTTTTTTACAAAGAAGTTATAAATAAAATTATAATAAAATTCTATTTAATTAAATAAATTCATTTTAATTTTAATTTTTTTTTATTTTTTTTAGCAATATAATGTATATGGCAAGAAGAAGAAGTAGTCACAGAAGGCATAGAAGAAAATCTTCTAGTATGCAAGTTCCAGGTTTGAACACTGTTAAAATGATTGGAAATAAGTCAGTATCTGGAGTTAAAAAGGGATTTTCAGGCATTTTTGATTTTTTAAAAAGCGGTGTTGGTTTAGCAACAAATACCGCAAAACAAGGACTTAAAGTTGGCACCAGTGTTTTTTCAAAAACACGCAAACATCGTCGCAGACATCGTCGTTAAACTAAAATATATTTACTGAAATTCCCTTACTAGTTTTTATTTTTTTAGTGCGTTTATTTTCTTTTTTATCATGAATTTTCATGTGACATGTTTCACATAAAGACATTAAATTCGCAGGATGATTTTTATGGAATGTAGAACCATCTATTGCTACAATAAATCCATCTTCATTTGCATCTTTTTGGTGATGCAAATGATGAACCTCCTTACCCATTTCGGTTTCACACATTTCACAATATGTAACTAGTTTTTTACTATTAAAATGTGACGATTTGAGAGATAATATGCTTCCAGACATTTCTTGGTATTTCATTCGAATATTATGCGCTGCTTCTAAAAAATCGTCAGGTAAGCTTAAAGCCTTACAAACCTCCAACCCATACATATTATCACCTGGTCCGTCTTTTAATTTACGGTCATAAATAAGCATATCTTTTTGCTTATCATACATAACTTCCATATGTTTAAGCGCCAATGTATTTAAACAAGTTATCTCTTCATAATTCACTATTTCATGCAAATGTGTAGCAAATATATAGCTACATTCTTTTGCCGATAACATTTGAATACCTGCAACAAAAATGCTTTTTGCAGATATGCTTTCTGTTCCTGAGCATAATTCATCACCTAATATTAAGCTATTATTATCAGCCAGGCGCAAAATAGAGCGCAATTCTGACATTTCTACAGCAAAAGTAGAGAGACCCTTGTGTATGTCATCATTACCCAATATGCGTGTAAAAATATATTTATATGGAAAATACTGAAAAGACAAACAAGGAACATATAATCCCGCTTGAGCCAAGACTACCGCTATACCGATTGACCGAATAAAACTGGTTTTTCCTACTGCATTTGTTCCATAAAGAAGAATACCATTGAAAAACTTGTTTATTTTGTCTAAATTTTTTGAGTTGTCTGATTTGTCTAATTTGTCTGATTTGTCTGATTTTATTTTACCCAATTGAATATCATTTGCCACATATAATTCATTTTGCTGTATATACTCAATTAAACAATGCCTCAAACCGTTTGCATTAATAAAAGATTTACTTGCTTCTACAATTTGAGGCTTGCAATAGTTAAACTTTTTGGCAATGATAGCTTTTGTATAAATTAAATCCAACATTGTTATAAATTCAATAATACAGTCAAAATGTTCTTGATAATTTTCTAATTTATTAATGACTGATTTTATATAGACTTTTGTTAATAATTCTTTCATTTGCACTTTTATAGTTGAAATATTTTTACATAATTCTTTTATAATTGGAATACTTATTGTATCGTTGCTTGCTGTTTGATTATGAAATTCTAATATTTCTTTTGATAATTTAAAAGAAAAATTGTTTTCTTGATTATCATAAGAAGAAATGTAAGAAAGTGTTACAGTTTCTTCATTTGAATTAATTGATTGTTTCAATAATGTGCATCGTCTTTTTGTAGAAATTAAACTAAAATTATTTTTTTCAGTTTCATGAATTTTTACATAATCAGAATTTTTATTTTTTACATTTTTTTTTTCATATTTTTCAATAGTTTTATTGAAATAATTACAAATAGACTCCAATTTATCTTTTGAATTCATTAGCAACTTTGAATTTTCATCTAATAAAGAATCCACATTTTTTTTAAAAAAATTAATTTCAAATTGTTGAGTAGCATCAATATCTTCGCACAATGACATATCCATTGTTGATTCAAAAAATTGTATTAATTCTTCACAAAAAAGTGAAATATTTTTGTTTGTCTTTAAATAACCTATTATTTTTTTGTTATCACAAATATTTTTGTAAATATCATTTATAACAAACAAATTATTATAAAGTAAATAAAGTGTTTTTGGAGATATTTTTTTCATAATTATTTGCCTATTTAATTTTGCAATATCTTTAATTAAATTTAATTTACTAGGCAAAAAATCATAATCTTTTATATTTTGTAATATATATTCTGTCGTATCATACTCATTATTTAAATATGAAATATTAGTTGTAGGATTTAACAAATGATATGAAAAGCGGCGTTTTCCCATCGGCGTGATACAAATATTCAGCATTCTTTCTACAGAAGACAACTTATTTTTTTGCTCATATTTTTGGTCATCTATTATATTTAATTGCTTTAAAGAGTGATTTGCCAAAATTAATCTATCGCTGCAATTTTCGAATTTGGGTTCACTGATTTTATTTACCAAATTAGGATTATGTTGATATATAAAATCTAATAAAAAACAAAAAGCCTGAGTTGCAATTGTATTTTCATAAAAATTTTGAGAGAAAACATTGTAATCTTCTATTTTATAAAATCTAGAAAACAACTCTTTTTGATATATTTGTTTCTCGCTATTTAATGCGCGTTTTATAATTTCAGAATTATTATTGTTTAAAAGTGATATTTTATGAACTAAACTACAATTCACATTTGTAAAATTTAATATTTCTGTAATTTCAGGTTCCAATAAATTTGCAATGATTATAATTTCACTCGGTTTATATATTGAAATAAATCTTTCCATTTCATCAAAGGTCGTTGGCGTTTTTAAATATATTTCTTTAAATTCAAAAATAGATGTTTTACCTGTATAAATATCAATATTTGCCAATCCTATTTGAATTATTTTATTTGATTTTGTATCTTTTGTCGCTATTTTTTTTAAAATAATTGAAGATGCAACATCTATGACATTTAACCAAACGGCTGTCGTATTATTTGTTATTTGACTTGCCTCTGTAGAAAAATAAGTTCCTGGTGAAAAAATGCCAACTAAATTTCTTGTTTTAACATCATCTATATCTTGCGCATATACCACAACAGTATACCCATTTTCTTGAAGTTTTTTCAGATATTTATCAATCATGTAGTGCCCAAAACCAGCCATTACAACTTTTTCTTTACCAACACATACTTTTTTGTCAGCTATATTCAAATCACAAATTTTTGAAAAATCAATTATTTCACTTCCGTAAAATTCACAGGTAGTCTTATTTTGCAATCCATAAACCTCAAAAAAAGCGCCTACTTGCATAAGTACAATTGTTGTTTTACCATATTCTAATTGATATTTATTAGTTAAATCTATATATTCTTTTACTAGTGCCATACTAATATTATATTTATATCTTTAATTTTATTTTATTATTATTTTATTTTTTATATTCAAACACTACAAAATCTTCATCCGGTATTCCAATCCAATATGTTAACAATTTGTTTTTAAAATACCGAAAATTATCTTTGCTTATTAAATTTAATTTGTAATAAAAAAATTTTAACAATATAAGAACCCAAGATACATAAAAAGGTAGTTTTGTTTTTCTTATATGTTCATATAAAATTTCATCTTTTACATTTTCATTATAAATTGAAAATTCTATTTTAAAACCATAATCTTTATTTTTATACATTATTTTATTACCAAAAACAAGTTTATTATTGTAATTTAATCTCCATGCAAACTTTTTAAATGAACTGCTTTTTACTTGTAAAAAGTGTTGCAATTTTGTAATAATTGATGATTCATTTTCAGTAAAAATATCTATATCAATGTCACTATAGCCTGGAAAATAATCATTGCGTTGTATGCTGCCAAAAAAATAGAGTTTAGTTTCCAAATATTTACTTAATTCATTGAAAAATTGCATTTCATTTTTGGTGAGTTTATTTTTTGTTGTTTCCATTTTACATTAATATAATATAATAAATATTATATATTATATTATTTTTTCCATTGTTTTTAACATTGTTTTTTCCATTGTTTTTTCCATTGTTTTTTACATTATTTATCAATACAAACAGAATACGCAACTGTTCGAATTATTTTATTTATTCCAATATCATCATCTGGAACAGTTGCAGTCATGACTTGATTTGCAATACGCATATATTGGTCATTTGTTTTTGTTGTTCCATCCAAAGCTTCTGGATGTGAATCTCTCCAAATTGGGATGTATTTTACATTTTTATGCGCGATTTCAGCTATTACTTGTTTCATTTTTTCCTTATTATTATCTTTTTCCCATACATCATTATTTTTAATATATAAAATTTCGCGTTTAATATCATTACAATGAACTGGTCTCATGGTTTCATCCAGGTTTTTCAAACCTTTTACAAAAATATTTGAAATACCTTGAACATAACCTAGTTTTCCAATATCTTCAAAATCATTATCCATTATTTTAATTGAATTTACAAAATCACTCATGTTCATTGCATTTTTGCATTTTTCATTTAAAAAAACATTCAAATTAAACTGTTTATTATTACAATTACTAGTATTATTATTTGTAATAATCGTTGGCTTATTAGCTAATTCCAACATTTTACTACTTTGCTCCAATATTAATTCTTTAAATTCCTGATTTTCTCTTAATAAATTTTTAAGCGCATCTGTTTCAGTCATAATTTTTTCTTGGTTATCACATTTTTTACGATGAACAAATAAGCTCTGCCGATATTTGAATGATTTACCACATACGCACACCATTAATGATGTGGCGACTTTTTGCGACTTTTTGTCAACATTGTGTAAACATTCATGCTTCTTGGTGTGGATGTGTTTATTGTAGTCATTCTTCTTACATGTAACATAGTCACATTTTTTGCATTCAAAAACCGTGCGACTTTTTGCGACTTTTTTGTCAACATTTGTCAACATTTCTAAAAGATGAGAAAAAGATTTTAAATGCTTTTTTTAAAAAATGAAAAAAAAATATGATAACAACTTAAATTTTTTAAAATTCGTTTTTAGAGCATTATGCTCACAACCCATTTTCGGCGGCGAGAAATGTTGGAAAGTCTTTTCCCTTTTGAAAAATGGACAAAAAAAATGTCCAAAAACGAAAACCCAAAATACTTTTCAGCTTTTTTCGGCGCCGCCTCCGGAAAGTGATGCGTTTGCTATTTTCTTTACCTAGTAGAAAATATAAAGAGAGCAAGATGATTATGTTACCATTTATAGTGTTAAAATATATCACCTCCAGTTTCACTCAAAAAATTATGCAATAATACATCTTTATTATTATTGGTAATATCTCCTGTTAGCATTGATGCTTCGTATATTTTACGCACAACATCATTGGGAGCAACACTGCCTGCTTTTATTAATCCATGGTCTTTTAAATAATTTTTAACATCATTTAATGGTTTTTTTTTCAAATCTTTGTGAGCATTTAATACCTTTTTTCTAGTTTGCTTATTTTTTATAAGAACACCTACCTTTTTTTTAATGACTGATTTTCCAAGAGTATATTTTTTTTTTATTGTTTTTTTAATCATTCTTTTTGGGTCATCTATATATTCATTTGCAATTTCTTGTAACTCATTATTATTATTATTATGGTTTTGTTGAAAATTGTGATTAATACTAATATTTTCATTTAAAACAGGTTTTGAATTAATTAAAACATTATCAGACATTAATTTTTTTTCTGATTGCATTGCTTCTTGCTGTTTTTTAATTTTGTCTTGTAAATTCTTTAGTCTATTCTCTCTTTCTGTTGAATGAGAATTATTAAATCCCTCATTTAATATAGTTGCATCTTGAAAAGAGGTTGTATGGTTTATAGGTTGCTCAAAATTCTTTCTAGATTTCCACATTCTAAAAGTAGGTTTCATTCCACCCTTTAAACATCCATACGGAACATCTTGTAAAGGAGGCATATTTATTTTAATTTCAGGAGCAGTTGATATAGGTTCAATATTATTAAATGATATTGGTATCAATGGATTAGATTGTAATTCTTCAGGCAAATCTAAATGAACAGGTAGCATTGAATAACTACTTTCACCATTATTGATAATATTTTCATTATAACCACCAAAATTTAAGCTTGGCTTAAAATGATTTTTAACAGTTTTATTATGTGAATTGTCTTGTTTTCGGTTTTTATTTTCTTTAAATTTATTTTCATTATTTTCATTATTTTCATTATTTTCATTATTTTCTTTTATTTCCAATTCTTTTTTTTCTTTTGATAATGAATTTAAATAATTAATTGAATCCATAAACTCATCTGTAAATGACGAAACATCTTCTTCACTTTTGGAACTGGACCTGGAAATTTCATTTTTAACATTAAA